CGGCACCACAAACCCAGCGGGCATGCCGTATTGCGTGGTCAGCTTCTGGCCGAAGGCGACAATGCCCACGTACAGGGTTTCCGCGCTGCTGCCCAGGTCAAAGCGAATGCGCCACCAATCGGCGGTCTGGGCGGTGAACGTCTTCAGCAGGATTTCATCATCGTCCGGGGTCTGGGCGGTAAATGCGTCGCTCCAGGTGCTGCCGTCGGTGCTGTACTGGAGTTTGACGGACGCGCCGACCGTGCCCAGGTTGTGCCGGTACAGGCCGAAATAATCGGCCGTCACGTCGGCGCTGAACTCAAACGTCAGGGTCTGCACGCCGTTGGAGGTGGGCGACCAGTAGGTGGTGGTCAGCCAGTCCCAGGCGTTGGCAGCGCTGTAGCCGGTAGCGGCGCTGCTGGCGGTGGCGGCGGTCAGCAGGGGCGATTCGGCCAGGTTGTCGTAGCAGATCAGGGCGGTGCTGGTCATACGGCTTGCACTCGCAAGTTGGTCAGTTCTTTTCCGTCGCCCAGAGCCTCATCCAGCAGATCCGCAATCATGCGGCCGGTCATGAGGCTGTTGGCGGGGATCTGGAGGATAGTTTGCTGCTGCCGCTCTTGCGGCAGTTGGCTGACCGGCGTCACGGAGGAGCTGCCGCCGGAGGCCGACGGCAGGCTGGTAGCCCCAGGCGCGGCGGGTTTACCACCACCATTGACCCCAGCCATCATCTGGCCGCCGAATGCTATGGCAGCAGCAGCGGCAGCCACGCCAAGCGCCGGGCCAACAACCGGTATCCCGGCCAATGCGCTGTAAGCGCCCATGGCGGCCGAGTAGGTATTGACTCCGATCTGGTAGAGCGTCTGCGCTTTCTGCACGGCCTGGGCGGCTTTCGCCGCTTTGCCGTGACCCTGGGCCATCTGATCAAGACCGCCCAGGAAAAAATCCTTGGTGAGCGCTATTTCCTGCCGCTTGGCGGCCTGCAACGCCGCTTCATCCTCGCGCTGCTTGTTGGTCAGATACTCCAGCTGCGCAGCTGACTCGTTCGCGGCCTGCACCCGGCGGGCTTCGGTTTCCTCAAACTCGCGGTTGCGCTGGTTGGCGTCATAGCCGATGTCTGTCATAACTCCGGAAATGCCATCATCGGCCATCAACTCATCCAGGCGACTGCCTCTTTTGACAGATGCACCGCCAGCCGCCGAAGCGCCGGATTTTTTTACTTTCCCCTTGCCTCCAGGCAGTCCGGCAGATGCATTGCCCCCGGCGCCGCCGGTAGCGCGGTCCTGCGCCTGGGCTGCCACGTTCGCCGACTGCCCCACGTCGTTCCAGATGTTGCCCAGCTCCAGGATGCTGGATTTGTACTGCTCAACAGCCGTACGGTCACTCCAAATTGCACTCAGCTGGTCAAAATCGCCGCTGGCAACAGCGGCAGCCATTGCCCCGACCTTGCCCAACTGGTCTCCGATAACGCCCAGCACATTGCCCAGCACCGCGCCGCCGGTGTAAACGGTTTTGAATGCCACCCCCACCGCCGTGGCCGATTTCTCCAGTACGCCGCCGCTGGTGGCGGCATCCGTGGCCTTGCCGCTGAAATTGTTCAGGACCGGCAGGACTTCCTTGGCGATGCCCAGGTACAATCCGTTGGCCGCAATCTTGGCGCGATCGATGGCGTCATTGAACTCCCCGGCCTGAGCGGCGGTTTCGGTGCTGATCACCGCACCCATGCGCTGGGCCTCGGCGGTGAGCGCCGTGATGCCGTCCTTGCCCTGGTTGAGGAGCTGCAACAGCTCAGGACCGGCAGTCTTGCCGAACAGGTCCATCACGGCGGCTGTCTTTTCCGCCGGGGACTGCATGGCCGCGACCTTGTCGGCCAAATCCAGCAGCACTTGGTTGCTGTCCCGGAGATGCCCGTTGGCATCGCGCACGCTGACGCCCAGGCGCCCGAACATCTGCGCGGCCGCATCATTCCCGGCGGCGGCGCTGGCGATGTTGTCGCTCAGTTTTTCGATACCGGCGCTGTACGTCTCGACGCTGGAGCCGCTGAACTGGGCGGCATAGCCCATGGCCGTCAGCGACTCCACCGACTGCCCGGTGCGCGCCGCCATGTCGCCCATGGCATCGGCAAAGTTGACGGCCTGCAGCACGCCATCCTTGATGGCATCCAGAGTAAACGCAGCGGCCAGGGCAGCGCCCATGGCTTTGGCGCCGTCCGTGATTTTCTCGAACTCGGTTTTGGCCGTTTGCCCGGCCCTGCCCATGTCCTGCTGGAAGGCGGCGGTATCCGCGCCCAGCGTGACCATCAAGCTGGAGAGCACATTAGCCATTTACCGACCTCTCAGAAAATGCCGCATCAATTTCTGCTTCCAAATCCGCCGGATCACGTTCCGGCTTTTCTGCAAACAGCGTGAAATCGAACAGGCTGTAAGCCCGCGTGTCAGATGACCGGTTGACGTTGGCGATGGTGGCGCAGATGCCGGCGCTGGCGTAGTCGATCACGTCACGCACCGGCTTCCAGTCGTCCAGCAAGCCCATCTGCCAGGCTGCAATCCACTCGGTCAGCTCGTCGCTGTCCACCGTGGCCAGCAGCTCCTTGACCGAACGCCCCAGCCGGGCCGCCAGCCGGAAGTAAAACTGGCGGACCGGCCGGGCTATCAGTTTTTTTCCGCATCCTCGACCGATGCTGGGGCCATGCCGTTGATCCGCAGGGCGGCAGCAAAAACCGGCATCAGGATGTCGGCATCCAGCTGCGCCAAGCGCGGGATATCATCGTCCGTGAACTCCAGTTCGCCCGCATCATTGCAAACGGTCAGCCGCAGCCAGCGGGCACGGATGGTGCCGCTGTTGTCAGCCTTGCCCAGCGAGGCCTCGAACGCCTCGCGGGCAGCGCCAGACATGACGCGCACCCGCACGTCACCGGCCCGGGTGCTGACGATCTCGGACCGGAATCCGAGCCCCAGCAGTTGTTCACGATTCAGGGTCATGGCCGGGCCTTACGGGGTGATGGTGGACTTGGTGATGGCGCCGGACACATCCAGGGAAACCTTGGCGCGAATCTTGTCGTCCTTCTTGCCCATGATCTTGAAGCCGGTGATCACGGCGGCAAAGGCAAACTGGGTGGTGCCGTTGCTCAGGATCAGCTGGAAGTTCTTCTTGGTGCCGACACCGGTGCGCAAGGCGTTGATGTTGGTGTTGGCCGGGTCATACAGCAGATCCATGCCGGTGGCGCCCGAGTCGATCACGGCACCGCCGTCTTTTTCGGAGTAGTCGTCGTCCAGGGTGGTGATGTCGATCACCTTCGACTTTTCGTCGAAGCCGTCCCAGTCGGTAATCTGGCCGACGTTGGTGAAGCCTTCGGTCGGGGTGACACCGTCGCCGATTTTCAGGACGGTGCTGTTGGTGTTCAGCGTGGTGGCGGTCATTGCGTTTGCTCCCAAATCAGGAAGTCCAGCGACTTCCGAACGAGGTTGGTGGTGGAATCGTGGTCGTCCCGGTCCTGCTGGACGCGGGCGGAAATGTCGGAACGGGCCTCCAGCAGCTGGATGACGGTCTCGGCCAGGCGCGTGGTGGTTTCAATGTCATCCGCCCAGATGTCAATCTGCATGGCGACCTGATTTTGTCCGGTATAGCCGTCCAAAGCCTGCAATCGCTGGCTGCTGATCGGGGTGTAGGTGATGTACGGCGCGCCCGGGTTGGTTTCCGGGGCGACAAACGGCCACACCCGACCCTTGACCAAGGGCTTCAGCGCATCGGTCACGGCGGCATTGGCGCGGATGGTGGTGCTCATCGGGCAGTCCCCTGGGTCTTGGCAGCGGCCCGGCGGCGGGCGCGCTCGATGTTTTCACGCAGGCGGTCCATAAAGATGCCCAACGCCTCGCCGGATCTGGCGTCAAAAGCGGGGCGCAAGAACGGCCGGGCCGCCATCTTGGCGGTCCCGAACTCCAGGAAACGTCCGTAAAAGGCATTGCCTTGCCAGCTGACACCAACGTAAGCCTCGCCGCCGGTCAGTTCGGCATACTTGCGGCCCTTCAGCCGTTTGCGGGCAATGTTTTTCCGCAGATTGCCCGGCTGTTCCAGTACCCTCTCGGTGGTGGTACCGGCTGCCGGCTGACCGGCGGCCGCCCTGCCACGCACCTTCTTTCCGCGCCGCTTGTACCGGTAGTACGGTTTGGCGGCTTGCGGCGCCATGGCAATGGCGGTGTTCTGAATGGGGATGGCGGCGGTCATC